ATGGGCATCCGAAAACGCGGTGAGAAATGGCTGGTGACGGCCGAGTCAGGGGTCGATGAGTTCGGCATTCGCCGGCGCGTCTGCCGCACCGTGGGAACCGAGGACGAAGCCAAGCGCCTCGAGGTCAAGCTCCAGCACGAGATCTACGAGGGCCAGCATGTGAAGCCCTCCACCGAGTCAGTCGCCTCCTTCTGCGCCCGCTACCTGGAAGACCACCGCGATGCGATCGCCCCAACCACCTACGCGCGCAACTCTGACATCCTGCGCGCGCACGTGGAGCCCGCGCTTGGGCGAGTATCACTCGCCAAGTTCACGCCCCAGGTGGGCGCCCGTTGGAAAGCCGACCAGCTGAAGGCCGGACTCGCGCCCGCAACCGTGCGCAAGCACATGATCTTCGTGTCCGCCGCAATGGAGCTGGCAGTCGGCTGGGGACTCATAGCGCGCAATCCAATGGACCACGTCGGACTTCCTGAAGAGAAGGCCCCGCCGTTCCACGTCTACACCCCATCCGAACAGGCTGCGCTGATCTCGGCCGCCGCACCGCACGACGGAGACCCGGAGGGACACCACGTCGGACGCAGCGAAGGCAGTCTCTACGTTCCGCTCGCAATCGACCTCGGTACAGGCCTGCGCCGTGGCGAGCTGCTCGGCCTGCGCACCATCGACGTGGACCTCAAACAGGGTCGCCTGCACGTGCGCCAAGCGCTGCGCAAGGGGCATGACGGCAAGCCGGAGATGGGGCCATGCAAGACCGCCCGCAGCCGTCGCACGGTGGTCATCTCCCCGGCGCTGGTCGAACTGCTCGCTGCCTACATCCCAGAACGCCCGAAGACGCGCAGCAATGTGCTATTCCTGAACCTTGAAGGCAGACCATTCACGTTGGGCGGCTTCGAGTCATCGTGGCATAAGGTGCGTGAGCGGGCGGCCGCAATCATGCGCCGGGATGCCGCCGAAATGAAGGATCCGTTCGCTGACCACGCTGGAGACGAGATCGCCAAGGCGCGCTTCCATGATCTGCGCCACACCCACGCGACCGAGCTGCTACGCGCGGGCGTGCACATCAAGATCGTGGCCGAGCGACTCGGTGACAGCGAAGCCACTGTGATGCGCACCTACTCGCACGTGCTGCCGGACATGCAGGAGACAGCGGCTGCAGCGATTGAGCCGATGATGAGGGGCCTGCTGCCGAAGGCGTCGACTACCTGAAGGTTACGCCAGTTCCGCCCTCGCTGCCCTGCACCAACCCCGGATGGATGAGTTGTTCAGGAGTTCGGGGTGCGCGCTCGTGTAGTCGAGGACCCAGCCGGCCAGCCCGTCCCAATCTCGAAGGCTGCCGGGAGGATGAAGGGACCATCCGAGCTGCTCGAGGGTGTAGTCCAACTTCGCACTGTTGCGGGCCATCGAGGTCGTGACCAGGTTCGACTCCTCGTCTGAGCCGCCCCTACAAGCAGGCACGAGATGATCCACCGTGGCCGTCAGCTGATAGTAGGCGGGGTGTGTTTCGTCAGCCTTCCAGTTCTCATGGAAGGGGAAGGCGACCGGCAACGCCATCGAAATGACCCGAAGCACGGCCGGAAACACGAGTCGCTGCCCTGTGTAGCGGTCGACGAAGCCATCCCGGATGAAGACGCGGGTCGCATCGAGTTGGCTGTACTTCCGTTTCCCGCGGATCCCGGGTGAGAAGGGATAGTCGCGCTGCACTATCTCGGCCGCCTCGTCTGGCGAGCCTTCGAGCAGCGCGTCGCAAACAAGCCTCAGAACGGCGCATGCATCTGAGCCCACGTGGCCTCCCCCCGTGAAGAGCCTCTATGGCAGCGTCCCTGCCTCCAGACGACGCTCGTAGGTATCCTCGCTCTTGCACCTATTGACGATTGCGGTCTCCCGAAGTGGTGCCCCCATCGTCCAGTACACGAGACCCATCTCTTCGTAGTAGACGATGACCCGCTCGTAGAACATGCCCTCACGGCCGTGCTCGCGGATATGGACGACCAGGCGCTCGAACAGAGCCTCGTCCACCCTATCGCGCACGATGTACTCGTGAGGCCACTCGGGCATGGTCTTGGCGAACGTCCAGGCCTGCTCGTCGACGAAGGCACGAATGTCGGGCGGGAAGACAGCCGGCATGGGTTGAGGTGGTCCAGCGTTCGGTGCCTGCTCCGTCACCATCCCGCCAGCTCCTAGGCGTCGAGCTGCAGATCGAGGCTAGCGATTCGCAGGTTGCGGGCCCTGATGAAGTTCATTGCACACTCGCGATATGCCAGGTACGCATCGACACTTTTCGGGAGTGGCGAGGTGGCGGCAAAGTCCTCGAACGGAGCAGAGAACCTCACCGCGGAGCAATCATCGCTGACCATGTCCTGAAGTAGGAAGTACTCCACGTATCCTGTGAAGTCTCGGAACAGTCTGAAGAAGTCGGCATATCGCGCGAGGACTTCATCCAGCGGGCTTGGCTCCTCGAGGTAGTGCCGCCGAATGCACTCCACTGTGAGATCGAAGCGATCGTTGATCCAAGGGTGGAATCCGCGCGCCTGATTGATGGTCATCTTGCCGCCGACGCGGTTTCCTGGGAACACCATCATGCCGCCGATCGTGTAGGCGAGGCTGAAGAAACTGTCCACTTCATTCGGTGGGATCTTGCTGACGATGCTCGAGGTACTTCGCCTTCCTGTGAACGTCGGAATCACCGCATCGCTGGCGAGGAAGAACTCGCCGAGTTCCGACCGGTGATGCAGATAGTAGGGGCCGCTGTCATCGAGAGTGAAGCGCTCGCCACTCGGCAGCATCTTGCTCCATAGGGCTTTGTGGCAACGGCGAAGCGTCGGACTCAGTGCGTCTGGGTCGCCGCCTGGCGGCGTGTCCGAGCGAAAGTCGAAGGTGATGTCGATACTCATGCGGCTTGCCCCTCCCGGGATTGACGCTACCACGAGCCTCGGACGGTCGAAAGGTAGCCGCTAAGAGCCCCGGTATCGCTATTCACCCCCCGTGAAGCCTTCTTCCTAATCTGGCGCCGTGCACCGCCCGCCGACACAAACTCGCTCTTGCCGCGGCTGCGGCAATCCCATCGCCCATGACCACGCGGCCAACCTCTTCTGTAGCGCCTGCCAGAGCTCACGGCGCAGCTACGACCCCAGACACGACCCACGTTTTGCAGAGACGCTCCTCGCGCTCCTAAAGGAGCATCCCGACCAGCCGGTCCACGTCCACCGGGAGCTGGGCATCGATCACTGCGGTCTCGCCGCCTGGCGCTGCGTCCAGGTCCATATCCGCCGCTTCCGCCGCCATGGCCACGTGATCGTCGGCCGCCACGACGGCACCTACGAGTACCGGGGCCAGTTCGAGCCGCACCGAAGTGGCCGCGCCCGTGGTCGCCGGCGACCCGCAGGATAGGCTGCGATGCCCAAATCCCCGCCTGCCAAGGAAGCGCTCGCCGTCGAGTGGTGGCCAGCCGACCGCCCGGTCCCCTACGAGGGCAACCCGCGCGTGATCAGCGACGCCGCCATCGAGAAGGTGGCGCTCTCCATCAGTGAGTACGGCTGGCGACAGCCGATCGTCGTAGACGAGGCCGGCGTCATCGTCGCCGGCCACACACGCCTCCTCGCCGCCAAGAAGCTCGGCCGCGAGACGGTGCCCGTGCATGTCGCGAGCGGCCTCACGGCTGCCCAGGTCAAGGGCCTTCGCCTGATGGACAACCGCTCTGCGGAGGAGTCGGGCTGGGACGATTCGCTCCTAGTCTCCGAGCTCGACGAACTGCTTGCCCTGGACTTCGACCTCGTCTACGCCGGCTTCGAGGAGGAGCTTGGCGCGATGCTCGAAAGCGGCGAGGCGCTCGGCCTCGCTGGCCACGGTGCCGACGACGCCGAGGAGGTGCCGGAGGCAGCGGGGTTCCCCGTGAGCCGCGCCGGCGACCTCTGGGTCTGCGGGCCGCACCGCGTGCTCTGCGGCAACGCGACCGTCGACGACGACGTGACCGCGCTGCTCGGATCCGAGGCCCCGACGATGTGTCTGACGGACCCACCCTTCAACGTGGCGATCGGCAAAGACTCGAACCCGAAGCACCGTCAGCGCCGCGGGCTCGTGAACGACGACCTTCCCGCAACCGACTTCGCTCAGTTCCTCGAACGGTTGGCGCAACTGTTGGCGGAACGGGTGACCGGTGACATCTACTGCTTCATGGGCGCCTCGGAGTGGCCGGCGCTCGACGGAGCCATGCGCGGCGCCGGCCTGCACCACTCGGCGACGATCATCTGGGTGAAGGACGTCTTCGTCCTCGGGCGCAGCAAGTACCACCGCCGCTACGAGCCCATCTGGTACGGCTGGCGGGCGAGTGCGACGAGCAGCTACGCCGCGGGCCGCGATCAGGACGACGTCTGGGAGTTCGCCCGTCCGAAGAAGAGCGAGGAGCACCCGACGATGAAGCCGGTGCCGCTGGTGCGCCGGGCGGTCGTCAACTCCTCGAGAGAGGGCGACCTTGTCTTCGACCCCTTCCTCGGGAGCGGCACGACGATGGTCGCCTGCGACCACACGAACCGCGCCTGCCGCGGCATGGACATCGACCCCGCCTACGTGGACGTCGCTGTGCGCCGCTGGCAGCAGTTGAGCGGCCAGCACGCGCGCCTGTATGGCGACGGGCGCACCTTCGATGAGATAGCTGCCGAGCGCGAGGCGCAGCGCGCGTGACGAAGCCGCGCTACAAGCTCCGCCCGACTGCCGCACGCGAGACCGGCGGCGCCGAGTTCGGCTCCTTCTTCCACATCGTCGACTCCTCCGAGGGCGATCGCTGCGCCTACCCGGCGCGCCTCGACACCTACGGTTGCGGCTGCGCCCATGACTGCTCCTACTGCTACGCGAAAAGCCTGCTCGACTTCCGCGGCCTCTGGAACCCGCGGGCGCCTCTGCCTGCCGACATGGCCAAGGTGCGGGCCCTCATCCCCACCCTACGCGGGACCGTGCGCCTCGGCGGCATGACCGACTGCTTCCAGCCGGCAGAGCGCCGCGTACGGAACACCTGGCAAACCATCAACCTCCTGAACGCCGCCGGCGTGCCCTACCTCATCGTCACCAAGTCGGCTCTCGTGGCGGCGCCCGAGTACCTTCGCCTCTACGACCCGCAGCTCGCGCACGTGCAGGTCTCGGTCACCGCGACCAGCGACGAGGGCGGGCGCGAGTACGAGAAGGCCTCGCCGATCAGCGCCCGCATCGCTGCCGCGGAGAAGCTCGCCGCCGCCGGCATCGACACGGCGCTGCGCCTCTCTCCTCTCATCCCGCGACTCGTTGACCCGAACGCGCTCGCTGGGGTGCGCGTCGAGAAGGTCTGCGCCGAGTTCCTGCGCGTCAACGCCTGGGTGAAGAAGTGGGCGAAGAAGGAGGACACCGAAGCCTGCACGCTCAAGGCCGGCGGCTATCGTCACCTGCCGCTCGAGCGCAAGGTCGAGTTGCTCGACCAAATCAGGGCGCAGGACAAGATCGTCACCGTCTGCGAGGACGTCCCCGCGCACTACGCCTACTGGCAGGCCGAGGTGAACCCGAACCCGCGCGACTGCTGCAACCTTGAGGCGCGCTAGCTTTGCGGGCGACGGGGCGCACGCTCGAGCGCGTGAACGAGGTCTACAACTGGCTGGTCGCCGGCTTCCGCCGCGAGCAGATCGTGCGCCTCACGCGCGAGAAGGGCTGGGGCGTCTCGCCGCGCACCGTCGACACCTACATCGCCCGCGCCAAGGACCGCTTCGAGGAGGAGGCCAAGGTGCGTCGCGGGGCCGAGCTCGGCAAGGCGATCGCCCGCCTCGACTCGCTCTACGCCAAGGCCGACTCGCGCAAGGACCACCGCGGCGCGCTCCTCGTCGAGCGCGAGCGCATCGAGCTCCTCGACCTGAAGACGCCGCGCGAGGTCGAGATGTCCGACGTCGACGCCTTCCTCGACCAGCTGCTACGCCGATGAGCCTCGCCGACCTGTCAGGCAAGCAGCGCGAGGCCGTGCTCCTCGCCGAGCGGCGCCTCAACGTCTGGGAAGGCGCCGTGCGCTCGGGCAAGACCATCTCCTCGATCGTCGCCTGGCTCGCCTTCGTTCGCAGCGGTCCAGAGGGCCCGCTTCTAATGGTGGGCAAGACGCAGCGCACCCTGAAGCGCAACATCATCGACCCGCTGATCGAGATCCTCGGTCCTCGGCGCTGCCGCTACGCCCAGGGCTCGGGAGAGCTCTGGCTCCTCGGTAGGCGCGTCTACGTCGTAGGCGCGAACGACGAGCGCGCCCAGGAGAAGATCCGCGGGCTCACGCTCGCCGGCGCCTACGCCGACGAAGCCTCGACCCTGCCGGAATCGTTCTGGAGCATGCTCCTCACGCGCCTCTCTGTCGATGGCGCTCGCCTCTTCGCGACCACGAACCCCGACGCCCCGACCCATTGGCTCAAGCGCGGCTACTTGGATCGACCGGCGGTCTGGGTCCGCGGCGACGGCGAGACCATTCTGGGCGAGGCGGAGTCGCTCGACCTCGCGCGCTTCACCTTCCGCCTCTCCGACAACGAGACCCTCCCGGACTCCTACGTCGCGGCGCTCAGCCGCGAGTTCGCCGGCCTCTGGCACAAGCGCTTCATCCTCGGCGAGTGGGTGGCGGCCGAGGGCGCGGTCTACGAGATGCTCGACGCAGAGCCAGGCGGCCCCCATGTGGTGAGCGATCTGCCGGCCCTAGAGTTCCATCACCTCGCCGTCGACTACGGCACGACCAACCCCTTCCACGCGCTCATCGTCGCCGTGGGCCCCGACGAGCGCCTCTACGTCGCGCGCGAGTGGCGCTACGACCACCGCGCCCACCACCGCAAGCTGACCGACGCCGAGTACTCGGCGCGGCTCATGGACTGGGTGAAGAACGGCGCCGATGGCCTGTGCGAAGGCATCGTGCCGCTCCGCGACGTCGTCCTCGATCCGAGCGCCGCCTCCTTCCGCGTGCAGCTCCGTGCCGACGGCTGGGGATGGGCGACGGGCGCCGACAACGCGGTTCTCGACGGCATCCGCTCGGTCGCGAGTCTGCTCGCCGCCGGCCGGCTCGTCGTCCACGAGTCATGCGAGGAGCTCCTGCGCGAGCTCTCGGGCTACGCCTGGGACCCGAAGGCAAGCGAACGCGGCGAGGATGCTCCGCTCAAGACTGATGACCACGGCCCCGACGCCCTGCGCTACGCGGTCATGGCGATGCGCCGTTGTTGGCGAGGCTGGGTCACCCTGCCGTCGCTCGCCGAGGAGGCCGCCTGATGCCGCTGCCAACGAATCCGAAGCAGGCCTGGCCTCCTCTCGCGGAGAACGCCAACGACCTCGTCACCTGGAGCGCCTGGTACTCGGGGGAGCCGAAGCGCCTCGCTGCTGACGCGCAGCCGCAGGAGAACCGCGTCGCGCGGCTCTTCTTCTGGAAGCGCACCGTCAAGAACGGGCGGCCGCCGCACGGTCTGCACCTGCCGCTGGCCGGTGAGGTCGCGAGCGTCTCCGCGGACCTGCTGTTCGGCGACGCCTTCGATATGACGACCGCCGACAACGGCGCCGCTACCCGCCTCGACGAGCTGCGCGCCACGACCTCGATGCAGAACAAGCTGCTCGAGGGTGCCGAGATCTGCTCGGCGCTGGGCGGCGCCTACCTGCGTGCGAGCTGGGATACCCAAGTGGCGGACGAGCCGTTCCTCAGCACGGTGCTTCCCGACCATGCGCTGCCGGAGTTCCGCTACGGACGCCTCACCGCGGTGACCTTCTGGCGCGAGGCCGAGGGCGACGAGCAGAAGGGCGTCGTGCTCAGGCACCTCGAGCGTCACGAGCCCGGCGTCGTGCTGCACGGGCTCTACCGCGGTGAGCGCGGACTCCTCGGCCACGCCGTCAGCCTGGAGGCCTCGCCGGATACCGCCGGGCTCGAGCCGGTGGTCACGCTGCCGGACGCCCTCAAGCGTCGCCTCGCCGCCTGCTACGTGCCCAACGTGCTCCCCGACAAGCGCCGGCCAACCTCTCCGCAAGGGCGCTCCGACATCGAGGGCTGCGAGAGCCTGCTCGACGCTCTGGACGAGACCTACACGAGTTGGCTACGCGACGTGCGCGTCGGCCAGAGCCGCATCGTCGTACCGAGCAAGGCGCTCGAGCCGACCGTGTTCGGGGGCGGGCGCGGCGCCGGCAGGGCGCTCGACCTCGACCGCGAGGTGTTCACCGAGCTCGAGATCGACCCCAAGGAGATGGCGATCACACCGGTGCAGTTCCAAATCCGCACGGCCGAGCACGCCGAGACCGCCCTGCACCTCTTCGAGCGCGTCGTCAGTGAGGCCGGCTACTCGCCGCAGACCTTTGGCCTGAAGATCGAGGGGCGCGCAGAGAGCGGCACGGCCCTGCGCCTGCGGGAAGCGCGCACCTTCAAGACCATGGCGCGCAAGCAGCGCTACTGGGCGCCGGCGCTGGCCGATGCCTGCGAGCTCCTCCTCGTGCTCGACGCCGCCGTCTTCGGCCGCCCGGTGAAGGCCGAGCGCCCGCGGATCACTTGGCCCGAAGAGACGGCGACCCCGCAGGAGGTCGCCCAGACGCTCGCCCTGCTGCGCACCGCCGAGGCCGCCTCCACCGAGGTCATGGTGCGCATGCTGCACGCCGACTGGGACGACGAAGCGGTCACCGCCGAGGTCGAGCGCATCCAGGCGGAGCGCGGCGCCCCCGTTCCCGAGCCCGCCTTCTGACGCCCGTGATCGACCCACAGGAACTCGCCCGCCTTGCGCAGCGGTTGGTGGAGCGATACCGCGACGTCGAACTCGCGGCGTTCGTGCTCATCGCGCAGCGCTTGGCCCGTCGCATCGACTCTGAGGAGTGGGGTGCCTACCAGCAGCTGCAGGCATCGGGCCTCCGCACCGACGTGCGCCGCCTCATGCGCTCCATCTCCAGCGGACGCGACCGCGAGGTCACGGCGCTCGTCATGGCCGCCGCCAGCGTCGGGGCACGGGAGGCTGCCTCTCTGCTCGCCTCGTCGTCAGCCGGCGGCCCTCCGCCCGCGGCACTCACCGCGCTCACGCGCGACCTCGCCGGCCGCCTCGCGGCTACCGACCTGCGGATCCTGCGGGCGACGGACGACGTCTTCCGCCAGGTTATCGCCCGCGTCACAGCTCAGGGGCTCACGGGAACCTACACCCGGCGGCAGGCAGCGCAGGCCGCGCTCGACCTCTTCTCGGGGCGAGGGATCACGGGCTTCGTTGATGCCGGTAGTCGCCAGTGGAGCCTACCGAGCTACGCGGAGATGGCCTGCCGCACAGCGGCGAACAACGCTGCCCGCGTCGGCGCCCTCGAGCGCATGCGCGCTACCGGCCACGACCTCGCGCTGATAGGCGGCTCCTCCTCGGGCTGCGAGCTGTGCTCGGAGTGGGAGGGCGAGGTGGTGTCGGTCGACGGCGCGACGCCGGGCTACCCGACTCTCGACGAGGCAGAGGGCGCAGGGCTCTTCCACCCGAACTGCACCCACCAGGTCTACCCCTACGTGCCTGGCCTCACCGACGCCGCGGGGGTCGCCCACTCGGACCCCGAGGTCTATGAAGCGCGCCAGCAGCAGCGCTACCTGGAGCGCGGCATCCGTGCCTGGAAGATGCGAGCCGCGACCTCACTGGATGAGGCCAGAGCGACGGCCGCGCAGGCGAAGGTGAGCGAGTGGCAGGGTCGCGTTCGCGCCCACGTTGAGGCCAACGGCCTCAAGCGCCTCAGCTACCGCGAGCAGATCGGCAAGGCAATCTGATCCCAAGGAGGGACTGACCATGCTTCATTCAAGCTTCCTGCTTCGCAGGCCCGACGCGACCGGAAACGCCGACGGCGGCGCTGGCGGCGCAGAGACTCCCGCTCCTGAACCGGAGGCCAAGCAGGACCCGGCGCCCAGGTCCGATCCCGAGCAGACCCCGGATACTCGCCAGGATCCCGGGAAGGCGACGTTCACCCCAGAGCAGCAGGCGCAGATCGACGAGCTCGTCGCCGAGCGCGTGAAGCGCGCCGAGAAGAACGCGCGTCAGGCGGCGCTCAAGGAGGCCGAGGACGAGCGCCGCAAGGCCGAGATGGACGAGCTCGAGCGCGTGCGCGCCGAGAAGGACGAGGCCGACCAGCGTGCAGCGGACGCCCTTGCCGAGCGCGACCGCGTGCTCGTCAACGCCGAGGCGAGGGTCGCTGTGCTCGCCGCCGGCGTGCCCGCCGAGCGACTGCCCAAGGCACTCCGCCTCCTCGATCTGGACGGCGTCGAGGTCGAAGACGGCAGGATCGATGTAGCTGCAATCCGCAAGGCGGTCGAGGCGCTCAAGGCCGAGATTCCGGAGCTCTTCGCCATCGCGGGCCCGCCTCGTAGCGGAGGCGATTTCTCCACCCCTGCTGAGGGCAAGCGCTCGTTCTCCGCGGCAGAGGTGAGGGCCATGAGCGCGTCGGAATACGCAACTCATCGTGACGAGATCATGGCGGCGATGCGGGACGGGCGCTACGGAGAGTGAGGGTAACCTTGCCGAATACACTCCGACCGGGCCAGGACAAGCTCGTTGGGCACTCTCCTCAGTCCTATCGGTCCTTCTATCGTTTCGGAGCTTCCGCTATTGTCCTGGCTAGGGGTCGCCTGCCTGGAGCGACAAGGGGACGTGGGGGAACGATGGCTGACGGGACCGATGTCGGCTTCCGGAGCCCAAAACCGGAAGAGGAGGAGCTTGCCCGCCTGCGAGCGAAGCTAGCCTTCCTAAAGGACGAGCTCGCTGACCGGGAACTCGAGCTCGCGACGCAACGCCGCGAGTTGCTTGACTTCCAGCTCCGCTATCTGGCGATCGTCGGCACCAGGCTGGCCGAGTTCGACCGCCTGGAAGCTGAGATCGCAGCCCGACTCGCGGCAAGGCAGCCGTCGCCCAACGCCGAGCGCGACGCCGAGGCTAGCGCTGCGCGGGCACGCGAGTCTACCGAAGCTCTGGGCGATGATCCCGACGCCCTTCGCCAGGCCGCGCGGGAGCCCAGAAGCGAGATCCCAGAAGACCTGAAGAAGCTCTTCCGCAAAGTCGCGAAGGCTGTCCATCCCGACTACGCCTCGGACGACGACGACCGCGCGCTGCGCGAGCGCGCCATGGCTGAGGCGAACGCCGCCTACGATGCGGGCGACGCCGAACGCCTCAGGGCAATCTTCGAGGATTGGGAGAACAGCCCCGACGCCGTCTCCGGCGACGGCACAGGTGCCGATCTGGTGCGCGTGATACGCGCCATCGCCGGGGTCGAGGCTCGCCTCGCCGCTCTCGTCTTCGAAATCGCGGCCTGCGCCGAGGGTAGCCTCGCGGAACTCCACGCCGAGGTGGCCGCCGCGGAGATCGAGGGCCGCGATCTGCTTCAAGAGATGGCGGACGACGTCGACCGTCGCATTGCGGCTGCCTGTCGGCGACTCGCCCAGCTCTCGTCGGATCAAGGCGCCTAGCGTGGCCGGGCAGGACGAGGCGCATCGCCGCGAGTTGGCCCGCCGAGCCGTCTCCCTGGAGCGGGTGTCCGGGCTTGTAGAACGCGGGCGCATCTTGGCCATCACGCTCTCGGGGTGCGCCTTCGTCTCTCTCGCCGCCGGGCAGAAGCATTCGCTGGCACTAGAGCGCGGCGGTTCCCTCTGGGCTTGGGGCGGCAACGAATCGGGTCAGCTAGGAGTCGGAGACAGGTTGCCCCGCCTCCGTCCCACCCAAGTGGGCCGCGACACCGATTGGGCATGTGTGGCCACCGGCCACGAACACACCCTTGCGCTCAAACGCGACGGCTCTCTCTGGGCTTGGGGGGCGAACCGCTACGGTGAATTGGGTCTTGGCGACCACACCACCCGCGAACACCCGACGCGCGTCGGCGACGAGAGCGAATGGACTGCGGTCGCGTGTGGATGGTGGCAGACTCTCGCCCTGAAGCGCGACGGCTCTCTCTGGGCCTGGGGCGACGACGCTCACGGTCAGCTGGGCCTCGGTCGCGGCGTGACCCGTACCTCCCCCACCCGCGTCGGCGGCGACAGCGATTGGGCGATGGTTGCTACGGACGCCACGCACGTGCTGGCCGTCAAGCGCAACGGGTCGATGTGGACTTGGGGGATGATCCCGCGCGGTAGACCCGCTGAGTTTATGATCGTCCCCCGTCCCCAGCGTGTCGGCAGCGACAGCGACTGGGCAGCGATAGCCACCGGGGACGACCATTTCGTGGCCCTCAAGCGCAATGGTTCTCTCTGGGCTTGGGGCTTCAATGATAGCGGTGAACTCGGGTGCGGGGACTCTGAGGCCCGCGAACGCCCAACCCTGGTGGGTGACGACCATGACTGGTCGGCGGCGGCGTGCGGGCAGAGCCTCACAGTGGCTCTCAAGCGCGACGGCTCGCTCTGGGCGTGGGGCGAGAGCCTCTTCGGGGGACTGGGTCTTGACGATTCCCAGCCTCACGATCGTCCGACCCGCGTGGGCAACGAGTACGACTGGGCGGACGTTGCGTGCGGGCAGATGCACACCCTCGCCGTGAGGGGCGACGGCTCTCTCTGGGCTTGCGGCCTGGAATCCGACGGTCAGCTCGGACTTGCCGGCTTCGAGTCGGATGATCGCCCGGTGCGCGTCAGCGGCGACAGCAACTGGGTTTCCGCCGCGACAGGAGAGTCCCACGCCCTCGCTGTCAAGGATGAGGGCTCGCTGTGGACTTGGGGCATGAACACGCAGCGCCAGCTCGGCCTCGGCGACGACGAGGACCGTGGGTGCCCGACGCGCATCGAGAATCCGCGGGATTGCGCGGCGGTTGCCTGCGGAGGGCTACACTCCTTCGCCGTGACGCGCGGCGGTTGCCTCTGGGCCTGGGGGCAGAACGAACACGGCCAGCTCGGCCTCGGCGACGCCGCGCTCAGGGTACGCCCTGTACCCGTTGGCGATGACTGCGACTGGGCGTCGGTCGCTACGGGCGGCTCCCATGTCGTGGCAGTGAAGCGAGACGGCTCGCTATGGGCGTGGGGAGAAGGCCTTTTCGGGCAGCTTGGTCTAGGCGGCTTCGGGAGCCCAGGCCGGAATCGTCCGACCCGGGTCGGCGATTGCCGCGACTGGACGGCGGCCGCGTGTGGGCGGTGGCACACCGTGGCGCTTACGCGCGACGGTTCGCTCTGGGCGTGGGGCAGCAACGGCAGCGGTGCGCTCGGCATCGGAGACGCCAAGGGGCCCGACGGTCCAGCGAGAGTCGGAGACGAGAGCGCCTGGTCGGCCGCCACCGCCGGATCATTCCACACGCTCGCTTTGAAGCGCGACGGAACCGTCTGGGCCTGGGGCAAGAACAACCGCGGGCAACTCGGCCTTGGCGACACCGACGATCGCTGGCGTCCGGTGCGCGTCCGGGATGACGAAGGTTGGGTGGCGATCGCGGCCGGCGATTCCCACTCGCTCGCCATCAGGGGTGACGGCACGCTTTGGGCGTGGGGTGACGGCGCGCACGGCCAGCTCGGACTCGGCGACGTCACGTCTCGCAAGCGCCCCATGCGTGTCGGTCACGACAGCGACTGGGCCGCAGTCACGTCCAGAGGCGACCGTTCACTCGCCGTCAAGCGCGACGGCTCTGTCTGGGCCTGGGGCCGGCACAGAGAGGGGGTTATCGATGGCAGGAGTCGCCTCGTTCGCGTGTCGACCCCCCGCCCGACTTGACCTCCCGGCTGCCGCGATGTCGGGACTGCCGGATGCGCCTAAAGGGCGACGGCTCAGTGGCGAAGATGGCCGCGCCTTCACTCTCCGCCGTTTCTAGACTCCTCTTCTAGACAGCCGACGGGCTCAAAACGGGGCCACTCGTGGCCGGGGATTTCCGAGCATGGGCCTCCCACCCAGAGGCAGCCGACGGGCTCAAAGCGGGCACCGCCACACCTCTGGATGGGAGGCCTCACCTCATGAGCGTCGATTCCTTCAAGCCCGAGATTTGGAGCCAGGAGCTCCGCGCCGCCTACGAGAAAGCGCTCGTCTTCGTATCCCTCTGCAACCGGGACTACGAGGGCGAGATCGCCAAGGCCGGCGACATCGTCCACATCAACACCATCAGCGACCCGGTGGTCGCCGACTACGTCGCCGGGACCACGCAGATCTCGGCCGAAGAACTGGCGACCAGCGACCAGACACTGCTCATCGACCAGTCCAAGTACTTCGCCTTCAAGGTCGACGACGTCGACAAGCGCCAGACGGCGGGCGAGATCCTGACCAAGGGCATGCAGCGCTCGGCCTACAAGATGAAGGACGCGGCCGACCAGTACGTCGCCGGGCTCTACGTCGGCGCCGACGCGGCCAACGTCATCAACACGGTGCACATCTCGAGCGGCGACGTCGCCTACGAGCAGCTCATCGACATGGGCGTGCTCCTCGACCAGGCGAACGTTTCTGAGGAGGGCCGCAGCTGCGTCGCCCCGCCCTGGTTCTTCGGCCTCCTCGTGACCAGCAAGTACGCGACCAACGCCGCGTTCCAGGCCGCCAACGCCGCAATCCAGAGCGGCAAGATCGGCGAGATCGCCGGCTTCACCATGCACAAGTCCAACAACGTCAAGGTGATCACTGGCGACGACTACGCGGTCACGGCGCTCACCTCCGACGCCATCAGCTTCGCTGATCAGATCAACGAGACCGAGGCCCTGCGCATGGAGAAGGAGTTCGCGGACATGGTCCGCGGCCTGCACCTCTACGGCGCCAAGGTGGTCGAGCCCAAGGCCATGGCGGTTCTCAAGGCAAGCAAGACCGCGGTCGCGTAGATCCCCACCCGAGCGAACTGACCAGCCGAGGCGGGGAGCAGGTACTTGAGCTTCCCGCCTCGGCTCTACTCCAGAAAGAGAGAGCCACATGGCCAAGGCCAGCGAGAAGACCACGACCCTGACGGTGCGCGGCGAAGGCGGCGCCGTCTGGGAGGTCGACGACACGGACGCGATCCACGGCCTCATCGGCGCCGGCCACCTCGAAGTGGTGAAGACGAGACAGCCGCGGACCGGCACCTCCTCGGACGCCGGCGGCCAGGGCAGCCTCGCGTCTCAGGAGGTCTGAGCGGATGCCCTGGTACGTGCTCCCGCGGACCGACGGCAAGCGCATCTGGCTGGACGGCGAGCGGCCCGACCTTGAGAAGATCGAGACGCCGGAGAGGCCTGCCGCCAAGAAGAGCGAGCAGAAGGCTGGCGGCGAGGACAAGTGACTCGCGCCTACGCGACAGCCGACGATCTCGCTGCTTGGCTCGGCAGGGACGCTCCCGCGGATGCGGACCGCCTGCTCGCGCGCGCGTCGGCGCTGCTCGACGGCGTCGTCTACGTGAGCTTCGCCGTCGACGAATCAGGCCTGCCCTGCGACGTCGAGGCGGCCGCCGCCCTGCGCGACGCGGCCTGCGCCCAGGTCGAGTTCTGGCTCGAAGTCGGCGAGGAGCACGACATCGACGGGGGTGCGGGGACGCAGGTCGCCGTCAGCGGCCTCTCGCTCCAGCGTCCCAGGCGGCTGGCGGACAGGGCCCTCGATGTGCTGCGCACCGCCGGGCTCATGAGCTTCGCGGGGCAGACATGATCCCGACGGCCCTCTTGCGCGAGCAGCTCACCGTCCGCCGGCGTGAGGGCGAGGGAGCCTTCGGTCCGGTGTTCGGCCCAGAAGCCAGCTACGCCGCCCGCATCGAATCCAAGCGCCGCCGGGTGCGAACCGGGTCGGGCGAGGTCGTCACCGGCGAGGCGGTCGCTTGGCTGCGTCCCGGCGCGGCGGTCGAAGTCGGCGATGAAGCCGTCTGCGGCGGGCGCGTTCTCACCGTCCTCGCGGTCAGCGAGTTCAGAAGCCTCTCGCATCCTATGGCACTCGAGCTGGTTCTCGGTGAGGCCGGCGACGGGAGCCGGCAGTGAGCCTTTCGGGTCTATTGGTGCGTCGTGACGACCGGGAGCAGGCACGCGACGAGGCACGCGCCGCCCTTCTCGCCTCCCTGACCGACGCAGCCGGCGAGCTGCTCCAGGTCGCGAACCAGACCGTGCCCAAGGAAGAGGGCATCCTCGAAGGCTCGGGCAGCATCTCGGTCGACATGGGTGCGCTCATGGCCCAGGTCGGCTACGGCGGCGAGGCTGAGGCCTACGCGGTGCGCCAGCACGAGGACACAACGCTGACCCACGACGGGGGCCGACGCGCCAAGTGGCTGGAGCTCGCCGCGCGCGAGAACGCCGGTCGCCTGGGCTTCTCCATCTCGGTCGGCGTGCGCGAGCGGCTCGGATGATCTCGCGCGCCCTCGCCAAGCATCTCAACGCTCGCGGCCTCGCTCGCTACTCGGAAGGAGTCGGGGGCGACTGCTTCCTCGAGCACCTCCCGGACGCGCCCGACGAGGCGCTTCAGCTGCTTTCCACCGGCGGCAACCCTGTGGCCGCAGGCGCGACCAACGGCTACGACGAGCCCACGGTGCAGCTGCTCGTGCGCGGAGCGCCGGGGGACCCCGTGGCTCCGCAGTTGCGAGCCGCGGTGCTGTACGGCGCGCTCCAGGGCCTGCGCTATGTGACCCTCGATCCCGCCGGCCCCGACGAGACGGAACTCACTCTCTGCTCCTCGCTGCAGACGGCGCCCGCAGCGGTCGGCCCCGACGCGAAGGGCCGCTACCGCTACTCGCTCAACCTCGCCCTCCACGTGCGGGCGCTGACCGAACACCGCGACTGACAGGAGGCGTGGCAGCATGGCCGACGCACCGACCAAGGTCCTCTCCCGGGACTTCAAGATCTTCGCCAACACCGGCACCGAGGGTGCCCCGACCTGGACCCTGATCAAGGGTCTCGGCGACGACGGCATCGCCATCAGCCCGTCGAGCTCGGACGTCGACTTCGCCGACGCTGACGACGCCGGCTGGGAGAAGCCGGTGATCATCAAGCGTGGCTATTCGGTGGCGCTCAAAGGCGACCGCCTGGAGGCGGCCGACGGCACCCGCGACCCGGGGCAGGCGGCCGTCGAGGCGATGCAGGACCAGATGGGCCTCGCCGGCCTCCTGCAGTTCAAGATCGCGAGCCCGGCGACCACCCCCGAGACGCTCATCTTCAAGGCCTCGGTCGAGGCCACCCCGTTCGGCGGAAGCGACAAGTCCTCGTGGGAGGCCTCGCTCCGCGTCTACGGCCAGATCGCGAGGGCGTAGAGATGCCCGGCAAGTACATCGACTTCGACGCCGCCATCTCCGAGGCCGAGGAGGAGCCGGTCGTCGTCCGCTACCTCGGGCGCGACTGGCGCCTCTTCACCTCGCTGCCGGCGAAGCCCGTGCTGCGGCTCCTCCGCGTTCAGGCGGACGGCCGCGGCGAGGACGAGCTCTCGCGGCAAGAGATGGTCGCCTTCATGGCCGAGATGGTGCCCGCCGACGTCCTCGAGGCGTGGCTCGACGGCGGCCTCACCATCGCCCAGATGGCGCAGCTCCTGCGCGCCATCCTCGCCGCCTACCAGGGAAGCGAGGACGAGAGCGACGCGGGGGAAGCGGCCGGCCCCGCGCCGGGGCCTACCCCTTCCTCGAGTACTGGACCGCGGTAGAGGCCGACTTCGCCCGTGAGTACGGCATCGACGTCGCCTTCGAGATCGGCGCCGGCATGAGCTGGCGCCGTTTCGCATCGCTCCTGCGCGGACTCTCGGCCGGGTCCGTGTACCGCGCGGCCTGCGGCGAGGGCGGCCGCCGGCAGCGCGTCACCGGCGCCGACGCGGCCGGCTTCTTCGCCTCGTTCCCGAAGGCGCGCGGATAGTGGGCCTCACCGTCGCAGAGCTCGTCGCTACCCTCGGCGCCGACACATCCTCCTTCGACCAAGGCCTCGACGGGCTGCTCGGCAAGTTTGCGCCGGTCGGTGGAGCGGCTGCGGCGGCTGCGGCCACAGCAGTCGCGGCCATCGCCGCCATCGGCGTCGCCGTGCTCCACTACGGCGGCCAGTTCGACGACGCCTTCGACTCGATCCGCATCGGGACCGGCGCCACTGGACAGGCGCTTGCCGGCCTCGAAGGCGACTTCAAGGCAGTCGTCTCCAGCGTGCCCACCGACTTCGCTTCGGCGAGCAGCGCGATTTCCGACCTGAACCGTCGCCTCGGCGTCACCGGCGAGCCGCTCCAGAAGCTCAGCGAGCAGTTCCTTGAGCTCAGCCGGCTCACCGGCAGCGACGTCTCCGAGAACGTGCGCCTCGGCACGCGCCTCTTCGGTGACTGGTCGATCGCATCCAAGGACCAGGCCGGAGCCCTCGACATGCTCTTCCGCGCGACGCAGCAGTCGGGCATCGGCATGAGCGACCTGATGCAGACGGTGGTCGAGTTCGGCGCCCCGCTCCGCAACATGGGCTTCGGCTTCACCGACTCGATCGCCATGCTCGCCAAGTGGGAGCGCGAGGGCGTGAACACCGGCACCGTGCTCACCGGCATGAAGTTCGCCCTCAAGACCTTCGCCAAGGACGGCCTCGACCCGCAGAACGCGCTCCCGAAGTACATCGACAAGATCAAGTCGGCGCGGACCGCGACGGGCGCGATGGCGATTGGCGCCCAGGTGTTCGGCCTGCGCGCCGGCCCCGACATGGTCGCCGCCATCCGTGAAGGGCGCTTCGAGTACTCCGACTTCGCCAAGGCGATCGCCCACGGGAGCGACACCATCACCAAGGCAGCCGCCGACACGAACGACTGGAAAGAGTCGCTCACCATCCTCAAGAACAAGGCGCTGGTCGCCCTCGAACCTGCGCTCTCGGCGGCCTTCGGTGGCCTCTCCAATGGCGTCGGCGCGGTGAGCAAGGCGCTGACCAGCGACAGGGCGAAGGGCATCTTCGCCGGCATCGGTGACGCCGCCGGGGTGACCAAGGACAAGCTCACCGACGCCTTCCGCGCCGTCGCACCCATCCTCGGCCCGGTCTTCAGCGACCTCGTGAAGACGGTCCAGGTGGTCGCTGCCCGACTGGCCCCCATCATGCGCGCCGCGTTCGGCGCCATCGTGGCGGTCGCCCAGTGGGCCTGGCCGTTCGTGAAGGAGATCGTCCTCGGCGTGCTGCAGGCGATCGCCGGCGTGCTCCGGGTCATCATGGCCGTCATCCGCGGCGACTGGAAGGGCGCCTGGAAGGCGATCCAGCAGGTGGTCCGCGGGGCCGGACGCGCCATCTCGGCGGCCGTTCGGGGTCTGGGCTCCGCGCTCAGGGCGATCATGGCGGCTGCCTGGAACGCACTGAAGTCGCTCGCCTCGTCGGCCTGGAGCGGCATCGCAGGTGCGGTGAAGAGCGGCGTCTCCCGCGTGGTCTCCTTCGTCGCCTCGCTGCCCGGCCGCATCATCAGCGCCATCGGGAGCCTCGGCAGCCTGCTATACAGCGCGGGCGCCGAGCTGATCAGTGGACTCATCCGCGGAATCGAGGAGCGGCTCTCCGCACTCTGGGAGAAGGTCTCGAGCATCGCCGGCAAGATCCGCGACCTCAAGGGTCCTCTCGACTACGACCGGGTGCTCCTCCGCCCCGCCGGTCAGGCGATCATGGCGGGACTCGTGCAGGGCATCGACGAAGGCACGCGCGGCCTCGAGCGGAAGCTCGGTGAGGTGACGCGCCAGGTCAGCCTCGGTCCGTCCCTCGGCACCGTACCCTTGCTCGCTCCGCCCGGCGCTGGCGCGCCCCGTGGCTCTGCAGGTCGACCTGCGGTCATTCACGAGCACTACCACGTCCACCTGCCTGGCGGCACCGCTCTCGTGGGCGAGGCCGACCGCGTAGCCAGCGTGCTCGCGCCCCACATCAGCCGGCATCAGGACCGCAGCGATGCCCGCAGGGGGAGGGGCCGCTGATGGCCAACCGCGTCTGCACCTTCGACGGCCTGAACCTGAACGACAAGGTGCTGTACTGGCTGCTGCAGGGCTTCAACCCGGGCGATCCCCCGCTGAACTTCGACGAGTTCTCGGGCTGGGACGGCAGCGCGGTGCAGCGCAATGCGAACCGCGCCGGCATCGTCCAGCTAACCCTGCCCATCGACGTGCGGGCCGCGACCGAGGCCGCCCTGTGGGCCGGCATCGACGCCATCAACGCCAAGATCGCCGGCGCCACGAACGAGGCTCCCAAGACCCTGGCTGTGGGCGCCAAGACCTTCACCATCGTGGCAAGCCCGCTGGTCATGCCCGCCTACGACGAGCTCTGGTACGCCGGCATCGCCCGGCTGTCCCTGCAGCTGAACCGCAGGTAGGCCGGTGGCCGTCGTCATCACCGCAATCGACCCCAGCAAAGGGAACGCCGGCGACTTCGTGACCATCACCGGCAGCGGGTTCACCGGGGCCCGTGACGTGTCCTTCGGCGCCAACAGCTGCGGCCTGCGCTACGAGGTCATCGCGGACGACACCATTGTCTGCTACGTGCCCGACGGCACAGGGGCCGTGGCCGTCAAGATAGCCGGCGCCTCTGGGCCCACATTCACCTACGCCACCACGATGCCCGCGCCGACAGTGGTCGCCATCACCCCGAACGCGGGCTCCAGCGGAGACACCGTGGCGATCACGGGCACCGGGCTGGCAAGTACCCGCAGCGTGACGTTCGATGGCGTGGTGGCCGCCTTTGTGGTCGCCTCGGCAAGCCAGCTCGACGTGCTGGTGCCAGCCGGCGCCGGCGCTGTGACCGTCACGGTCACGACCCCCTATGGCAGCGCCGCCAAGACGTTCACCTACGCCGCGCTGCCCGTGCCCACAGTGAGCTCCGTGGCTCCGAACAAGGGTTTCCCGGGCGACCCCTGCACCATCACCGGCACAGGCTTCCTCACGGCCTGCGGCGTGGAGTTCGACGGCCTCGCGGCCAGCTTCATGGTGGCGAGCGACACCACCATCATCTGCTACGTGCCCGAAGACGTGCCTGCCGGGAGCCGCAACCTGATCGTCGCCGGCCCGGGCGGCGACAGCGCTCCGGTCGCCTTCACCGTGGGCTCCATCGCCCTGCCGCGCACCACGGCTGCCAACGTGCAGAAGAGCGCCTACGACGGCTGGACCAGCGGGAGCGTGGCGGTGACCCTGACGGCCGACGCCAACGGGGGCCCGGGCGTGGCCGGCACCTTCTACCAGCTGGACAACGGCGGCATCACCGCGTACAGCGCACCGTTCCAGGTCAGCGGCGCCGGCAGCCATCACGTGGTCTGGTGGAGCGTCGATGTGCGCGGCAGGCTGGAGCAGCCCCAGAGCGGCTACGTCAACATCCTTGCCGCCTCGTTAGTGCCTGCCGGTCTGTCCGTGGTCACCGCCGGCTTCGACGCCGTGCTCGCCAAGTGGAACGCCGTCGCCAGCGACAGCCCCGTGTCCTACCGCCTCTATCAGGGCACGAGCGCCAGCGGTCCGTGGACCAAGGTGGCCGACACTGTGGCCAACATCGTCAGCGTGCCCCAGCTGGCCAGCGCCGGCGCCCGCTACTATGCCGCGGCAGGCGTGGACAAGAACGGCAGTGAGAGCGCCAAGAGCGCCGCCTTCGGACCCATCAGCGCCGCCGCCGTGCCTGTCCCCACCGTGGACTGGAACGCCATGCCGGCGATCACCGAGACGAAGATCGCCGACGACGCCATCAGCACCCCCAAGCTGCAGGCCAACTGCGTCACCGCGGCCGAGGTGAACGTGGCCAGCCTGCAGGCCGCCGTGGTCACCGCCGCAGCCGTCAACGCCGTGGCCATCAACGCCGGCAGCATCACGGCGGGCACCGTCAGCACCGCCCGCCTCGACGTGGCTGCCATCCAGGCCGCCACGGTCACGGCCGCCGCCGTCAACGCTTTGGCCCTGAACGCGAGCGTCATCAGCGCCGGCACCATCGCGGCTGACCACCTTGACGTGGTGGGCCTCAAGGCGCAGCTGATCACGGCCACCAACATCAACGCCCTCACGCTGAATGCGGTCAACATCACCGGCGGCACCATCAAGGGCGTCGTGCTGGAGGGCGCCACGATCCGCACCGCCGCATCCCCGAACAAGCGCATCGAGATTCTGAGCGACAACAGCATCCGCTTCTACAGCGGGGACAGCGGGGAGGCGTCCCCCGCCATGCTCCTGCCCTATGTCTACGGGGTCGGGGCCGGCGGCTACCTGAGCATTCAAGGTCCCAAGGCCACGGGGCAGGTGACCGGCAGCTACATCAGCCTGCACGGTACCAGCACTCGCAAGGACATCCTGCTGGCCGCGCTGGGTGGGGCCAGCATCACCATCGGGGCGGCCGCCACCCCCACCCGCGTGGACATCGGCGGTGACTTCTACGTAAGCGGCGGCGTCAGCATGCCCGGCGGTATCAACACAGGCACGGCCGGCGTCTTGGCCGGCGGCAGCGTCATCGGCGGGATCACCCTGAGCGGCAACGTCGTGAGCGGGGCCAGCGACATGCAGTCGAGCCGCTTCTACACCACCGCCGCGTGCGCAAGCGGCACCAGTGCAGACGGAGTGTGGATCAACGACCTGACCACCGCCGCCCGTCGCTGGAAGCTCTACATGAACAACGGCCAGCTCTACGCCCGCTACGACTCCAGCGGCACCGGCTACAAGATCATCGGCCCTTGAGCGGAAAGGAAGCCATGGCAGACGCACAGACCGTCATCCGTGACCTCGGCCAGCAGGTGGCCCAGCTGACCGTGGACAAGGCCATCCTGGCCGCCGAACTTGCCGAGGCCAACGAGCGGGCCGCTGACCTGGCGGCCGTCGTGAACGCCAAGGAGGCCAGTGGTGGCGAGGACTGAGGTCACGACCTACACCTGTGACGCCTGCGGGCGTGACGTGGGCACGGCCCAGCCCGCCGCCATGACTCTGCAGCTTCCGGCGCCAAATGACGCCATTGGGGTGCTCAACTTCGACATCTGCCCCGACTGCCTAAGCGCGATGGTCGCCGCAGTCACCCTGCCCATCACCTAGGAGCAGCCACATGGCCGACTACTACCTGAAGAACGCAGACGCCACGCGGATCTACCGCCTCGACTACGAGGTGGGGGCCGATGGCGCCGTACTCGTCAAGGCCTGTCGCGCAGCAGCCACCGGCGCCAGCGCCGTGCTGCCGAACAAGGAATCCATCACGATGCCCGACCAGCCCGTCGACGTGTCCCAGTGCCTGGTCGACTTCATCTTGAACGCCCTCAAGCCGGCCACGGTCACCGAGTACCGCACGCGGGCGAAGGCCATGCTCGACACCTTCTGGAGCTGACCTGGTTGGCCTTCTCCACGCTGCATGATGGGGGCCTGTCCGTGAAGGTGGGTGGCGTGGAATCCCGCGCCATCACTGACGGACTGGAGTGGGAGTCCACCGGCCAGGGCGACGGAGGTGGCAGCTTCAGCGTGGCGCTGAGCAACCCCATGTACCCGCTGGACCAGTACCCGCAGCTGACCCATGGCGCCCCGGTCACGGTGGAGCACACCTACGCCGGCCTCACCACCCGCCTGTACACCGGCTTCGTGGTCAACGACCCGTGCCGCGGCTCCAGCGCCGAGGTGGCCAAGGTTGACGTGGAGCTGGGCGGCCATCTCGAGCTCGCGAAGTCGCGGGGGGACTGGGGCTTCACGTTCACCGACAGCGACACCGGCGCGTGGTTCCCCAACAAGCAGGCGCCCCACTGCTTCGGCTTCAACAACACTGGCCGCATCGCGGTCACGGTTGGTGACAACGTCAAGGTGCCGCACGACCGGGCCGGCATGATCGGCGCCGTGGCCTACATGGGCGCCACGCACCTGTTCAAGGGCAACGGGGGGCCGTTGCCTGGCTTCAAGCGCATCCTCTGCACGGTCTCCGTGAACCTGAAAGACAAGATGCGGGCCGCTCTGCTGTGGAAGGAGAAGTACACCGACAACCTCGACGCCAGTGACTACCACGTGATCGCCAGGTGGGGCCCGAACGAGGTCTTCAAGGACCACAAGGTCGACGTGACCTTCGGCGGCGCTGACGGCGCTGGGTACGTGTGCCTTGCGCTGTACGCCGACGTGGCCGCCGGGATCAAGACCACCGATGAGCGCCACGTTGTGCTGGAGGGCGTGACGCTGTTCACCAACACGTGCACGGCGGGCGACCCCGAGCGCACCATCGCCACCAGCATGGCTGACATCGCCCGCGCCGTGTTCGGCGCCGGCTTCCCCTGCGACGTGGCCGAGGTGGGCAACCTGCTGCGGACCCTCGTCGTGCGGCCCTACACCGACCCGGCCAGCGCGCAAGCGCAGCTGGCGCAGCAGTCCAGCGACATCGTGGAGTGGGGCTACCGCGCCGGCCGCTTCTTCTGCCGGCCGCTGCCCAGCGAGACCGCTGCGATCCAGGCGACGGGTCGTTTGTTCCGCGTCCACGCGAACGCCCCCGACGTGCTGTGGGATGTTGCTCGCCGACCCGACACCGGTCAGCCCCGCAACGTGCGCCTCATCTACGGCCACGTGAACAAGAAGACCGACTGGCCGGCCGGCACCCCAGGTCAGGTCATCCAGCCCGGCGACCCCAAGTGGGACACGACGACTCCGACCATGGGCACAACCGCCCCGGTCGTCGTGGTGGACTTCTCCAGCCGCAACTACGCGGACGGGGACGCCAAGGACATCGCGCTCGCACTGGCCCAGCATCTGGGCGTGGGGGAGGCCAGCGGCAGCATCGGCCTGCGCTGCCCCACAGTGGACGTGTACGGGGGCGGCATCATGCCGACGGCCTACCTGCGCGGCGGCGACTTCATCTGGCCCTACGAGGGTGACTTCGCGCCCCTGTACGTGACCCGGTGCCACGTGGACGCCGGTACCGGCTATGTGGACATCGACTGTGGCCTGCCGAGCGACAGCCTCCTCGAGCAGCTGGCCGCGGTGGGCGCCATCAAGGCCACCGCCCTGCATGACAAGCACAAGAAGCAGAGGCGGGGATGACCGAGGACCTGTTCGGTCTGACCGCCGAGGCGCGCTACTACATCGATACTGCGGCCGAGAAGGCGGCGACCAAGGCGGCTGAGGAGACCGTCGCCAAGCTCGCGGATCGCCCCTGCGGCTTCGACTGCGCCGATATGGCGGGCGTGAGGGCGACCGTCTACGGCAACGGCGCCGATGGCCTCAAGACCCGCGTCACCCGCCTCGAGGAGCAGCTCGAGGACGTCGTCTGGATGAAGCGCGCCAGCCTCGTCGCCGTGTTCGGGGCGGTCGGCTCGCTCATCGTCTCACTCTTCAAGTAGGAGGAAGCCCATGCGTTTGCTCGAGATCCGTAGGCCCATGATGACCGGCGGCGACGTGAAGCACCTGCAGCGCTTGCTGCGCACGGCCGGTATGAAGCCCGGTCCACTCGATGGCGTCTTTGGGCCGCGCACCGCCGCGGCCTGCAACCACTACAAGTGGCGCCTCGGCTACCCGGCCGGGCTCTGCCACCCGGTCGCCGGCGGGCTGCTGCTCGGGTACCTCTCTGGCAAGCGGAAGCCCGATGTGCGGATGCGGCTGCGCGCTGCGGCTCGGCGTCGCCATGAGCGTCAGGAGCAGGCGGCGCAGAGTGGGCGGCGGGCGATGCGTCTCCGAGCCCTCGCCATCATCAAGGGCGAGATCGGCACACGGGAGCAGGGCGAGAACGTCATCAAGTATACGAGGTGGTGGGGCTGGGGGGCGGTCGCCTACTGCGTCATCGGCATCTCGTGGGCATGGACGCGCGCCGGCAGCACGTCGTTCAAGCGCGGGATCCGTTGGGCTAACACCGACGCGATGCTCGACGATGCCAAGGCTGGAAGGAACGGGCTTCACCTGCTAGATGAACCGCTTCCTGACAGCCCCGGTGTCATCGACTTTGACGGGCACTCGGACCCGGACCACGCCATCACGTGCATTCGATTGGAGGGCGACGAGGTCGTGACCGGGGAGTTCAACACGACCAAAGACGGGACGAGCCTGGAGGGTGTCTGGCAGAAGCGACGTCCGCTTCGGAACACGTGGTGGTTCGCGGTGGAGACCTGAGCGGAGGACTACCTGCTCATTCGCTCTAGCCTCTCTCCGACTGAGCCGATAGCATGCAGGGCTGGGTTGCCATGGCAGGAATCGACAACATGGAGAGCACTTGGCGCTCAAGTTCGACGGGCGGGGCCTTCTGCCTGAAGGGATACATCGATGTGACGAGCAGGAGTTCAGTGCATTGCTCGTGGACGCCTTTCCAGGCGATCCCACCAGATCCGACATCCGAGATGGCTTCTTCGAGTTCAGGCGCCAGGTCGCCTCTCGTGGACTGGCTGCCCGACAGTGGGTGGACGGATCCTACGTAACGACGAAGAGGGCGCCAGCGGATGTTGACGTCGTCAACTTCATGCACAAGAGCTTGCTCAACTCGTTGCCCGCCGACGTCAGGCTGTTCGTGAAGGAGACGATGGCCAAGCCCGACGGACCCAACGCATACTTGACGCACTCATTCGTCGCGGCGTACTGCGATGCGTCCGATCCGCAGTACGTCAGATACGAGCAGGTGCGGCAATACTGGCGCAACTGGTTCGGGCATACTCGTCCGCTCCCGCTCCCGACAGGCGGGCAGCACGCCGGTTTGCCCAAGGGAATCCTCAGTATGGGCGTGGGACCTGAGGCTGAGCAGCCGGATGTTGAGGAGCGATGACGGTGAGCGGACCGACAGGACAACCTCCGCGAGCTGCTGAGACCGTGCGCGCCGAGCTCGAAGAGCTTCAGGCTGCCAAAGCCGCTTTCGTCAACGTTCCAGAAGACGATTTCGCCGCGGAAATGACGGTCATCTCCCTTGAGACAAGGGAGGCCGAGCTCCTGGCCGAGGAGTCACTCGCACTGCTTCTGGAAACGGAAGGCGATGTGGAGGTCGTGCTCGACGGTGGAGCAGTCGAAGGCCATGCGGTGGAGGCCAGCTTCTTGTCAGACGTGGTCGGGCGGCTGCAAAGCCTCGTGAACGCAGTCGCCGAAGCGCGAGCTGGACAGGCTCGTCCCCGTGGGCAGGTTCGCGAAGACATTCGAGGGTCTGTGCGGATGATGGTTGAGGCTTTTGCTCCCGGCTCCTTCGGAATCCGGTTGGGAATACCGCCTCAGCCAGGCCAACTCTTTGGGAAGGACGCTCTCGGATCGACTATCTCGCTGTTCGACCCCGATCCCGAACAGGGCGAGTTCCTCACTTTGATGCGTCTTGATCGGGTACGAGCCAACTACGGGAAGTTGATGGAGTCGCTGGTGCGACACAGCAGCTCGATGGCAATCGCTTCCCGGGATCATGCCCATGCTCGGGCATTCACATCCCGCCTTGCTCGCGAGCGCTTGGACTGGATGGAGCTCATCGAAGTCGGGAAGCAGCCGCTCACCCTCACCGGCATCCTGGTGGGAGGAGATGTGGATCTCCGGACGTATCACCTTGAGGCCGAGGACTCGAGCTATAAGGGCAGGGTCCTAGAAACTGCGGTCGATGACCTCAAGCACGTTCGGCTCGGGGCGGAAGTGCGCGTGCGGCTTCTAGTCGTGACGCGGGCACATGCGGACGGCATCGTTCCATCACGCACCCAGTATTATCTCGAGGCCGTCGACGAGCTGGGCGACGACGGTCAGACTCGCCTTCTCGAGTAGTCTGCGTAACCGCGAGGGCGTTCGCGCCCGCCGCCGCGAATGGAAGGATCAGTCGCTTCCCATCGCGATCTTGGGCACGTCGAAAAGGTCCGCGAGTGATGTCGCGGCAAGTAGCCGCTCGAAGCTGGTGTAGTGCGGCCCCTGCATGGTGCCAGTGAACCCGGCACCGTAAGGGATTGGGGCAATCTCCTTGGCCGGCTCCGCGAACACGAGACGGTACTTGCCGCTATCCCCGTAGGGCTCGATGCGATCGACGGGCGCCCAGTGCGTGATGGCGGAGATGGGGGCGGTCCGATACGCGGCGATGTACTTGATGCGCGGCAGCATGCCTCCGCTGATGCGTATCGCATACCAGCAGTCCTTGCCGAGGAAGACCTCCTGGAACCCGTCTTCCTGCGCCGGCACGACCACCGTATCGCGCCCGTCAGTGGGAATTGCGCCTGGCTGGCAGCCGGGCCCGCCTTCTGGGATCACCGCGACTGGCTTCTCGAAGACCCGGACACCAAGAAGCGGCAGGATGCGAAGCATCTCTCCGAGAAAGCCGCGTGTGTCGGCCCGCTCCCACTCCGCGAGCTTGGGTTCCTTCGGGTGGGCCGTGTTGTCGAGATGACACTGTCCGGCTTTGTCGGCAAGATCGATGAGGGCGTGCTCCAGCCACGTCGTATGGGCCCGGTTCAATGCCGTGCCCTTGGAAACGAAGGCGTAGGCCCAATCCCAGAAGTCCTTGTTCGCGTAGTGGGTATCGAGGCGCGTGCGAATCTCATCGCCCTGCCCCACGTAGACCGTGGGGAGCTCGTCAGTGGCACCCTCGCTCGTCCCCGTGAGGACGTAGACGCCCGGCGTGCTGAACTCCTGACGCTTGCAGACGCCAGGCCATGATGAGCGAGGGAATGCGATTCCCCAGCCGGTCCAGTTCTGGCGGTCAACGATCTTGACGCCGTCTGGATCGCCATCGACGACGAAGATGTGGATCGTGTAGGGCTCAGCCATCTCCGAGCTCCAGATCCGCCCGAATCTCAAGGGTGTCCTCCCAGACGGCCTCTTCAAGAGTGACCGGCTGGCGTCTCTCGAAGTCAACCTGGTTGATCCGCCGATATCGCCAATCATCCCCTGTTAGCCCCGAGACTCGTAGGCACCAATCGGCGATTGCCTCGTCCTTCAACTCGGTGCCCTCCCAGACCCGGCCCTTAGTTTCGATGATCCAGTTCACCTCAGCGCCGGGCGCCTCCTGGACGACAACCCAGTCTGGGAAGTAGAAGCCGATCGCACCGTTCAACTTCAGGTAGTCCACCCGGAACTGCGAGTTCGATTCGCCTTGGCTTGTCGTGCCAAGCGCTGCGAAGCGACGCACGTCGGGAGCCTCGTCCAGGAACTTGGCGAAGGCCTTCTCGTAGTTGTTGTAGGTTGCCACAAGGTTGAAGACCGTCTTCTTGGCGACGATCAGCGGCAGGTTGCGGCGCCACTGGAACGGCCTCGTCGAAGATAGCTTGTGCTCCGCCTTCTCGAACTCGATGTCCGTCCGTTGCAGCGTGAGCCTCCCTATCTCCGTGGCCAAGTAGCGCACGATTCCGTCCTGCAAGTCCGGGCGGCGCAGGTGCTGTCTGACCTTCTCGTTATCGAGGTCAATGCGCTGACCAAAGCAGCGGCTGCCGACATACTCCTTGACGATCTGCACCACCTGCGCGAAGGAACTCCCGTCGAGAGACGCTCGAGCGATGACCTTCCTTGCGATGGCACTCAGAAGGTCCTGGACGATGGGCAGGTCAGCGAAATCCACGTCCTTCTCGTGAACGCCGACGCCCAAGGTGCCGAATTCCATGGATAGGTGGATACACAGGTCCTCTTCTAGCACCTCGGCATCACAGATGGCCCTGAGGCTCTGAACGTCCAGCTCGTCAAGCTTCCGATACTCGCGCGTGAGGCGCGGCTTGGTGATGGGCGTGCAGATGTCGAAAGCGAGCTTGTTGGGGTCTGGGGCTACGGTCACGGGAGGTGGCGGGCCGTCGCCCATTACCGCCACGCCGACACCCTCCATTTCCAGTTGCCCGCGCAAAGCGTCGAGCAGCGGCTTGGTGCCGAGTACCTCCAGTGTCTGTGTCCGTTCGGCTCCGACGTCACGTATCAGCCTCAGCCCTCGCCCAACAACCTGCTCGGGTAGGATTTCGGACTTCGCCGTAAATGGACGCAGGCCGAGAACGACCGTCACATTCCGAACGTCCCAGCCCTCGCGGAGCATGAGTACGCTGACAATCGCCTTGACCCCACTGTCAGGATTGTCGATGTCGCGGGCGGCCGCTCGCGCTTTCTCCAGATCGCCCTTGGTGATCTCACCCTGGGTATCCGTGTGGATTACGAGCACCTCGGACGCACTCATGCCGAATTCGGGAGTCTTCCATAGGTACTCGCCCACGGCATCTGCGTAGGCACTTCGCTCGACCATGATAAAGAGCACCGGCTGAGCTTCGAACGCCTCGAAGGCCTTGCGATGCTCCCGCCATCGGTCAACAGCAGCATGAATCCAGAAGGCGTACTTGTCGGTGACATTGTCCTTCGTGACGTCCTCGGGGTCGCCTGCTGGCGCCCTCGGATCGTCTTGCTTCGTCACGATGATTGGAGCCTTCACGATGCGGTCCTCGACTGCTTGAGCGAGCGGGTAGTCACAAACAGCCCAAGGGAAGTAGCGGCCGCCCTGGTCTTTCGGCGTCGCCGAGAAGTCAAGCCAGAGCGACAATCCCGCCGGCAGCGACGTGTTGATCGCGTTCAGTGATTGGGCCCAGGCGAGCCCTGCGTCGTGCACGTGATGTGCCTCGTCGTTGATTGCCACGAGGTCGTTCATTGACTTGATTCGATCGAGGACTGATCTCTGATGCGAACCCAAATCCTTGGGAGGCTTGCGGCCTAGCAGCACATCCACGGGATTCACCGCCGTGTTGGCCGACTGACTGTTCTCGTAGAGCTGCTGCACGTTGACCAAGAACAGGTTGGCTGAGCGGTCTGGCTCCGCACTGTCGCCCTTCAGTATGACCTTGAGCCCGAACTGAGAGCGCCAGGAGGGGGGTATGACCGGCAGGTCGCGAAAGATCCGGGCGCTCTCAAAGTCGCGCTCCAGTCGTTGATACACGATCACATTTGGCGCCAAGATGAGGAAGTTGGTGGAAAGGGATGAGCTCTGCTCGCGACGCTTGTGGAAGTACGACCACACGACGGCCATGGCCATGACCCAAGTCTTGCCAGAGCCCGTAGCCATCTTGAATGCGTAGCGCCGAAGGTCCTCGATTGGCAACTGCTGAACAATCTGGCCGCCTTTCGAGCCACGCCAGCGCACCAGCTGGCGCTCTCCCTCCATGGTCGTCTGAAATCGAAGCGGCGCGTCAATCAGCGTGTCAGCAGCAGGCTCGGTCGCGAACTCGCGGATAAGGTCCTGGGCGTCCGGCTTGCCAAAGACCTCTACGAGATAGGCCAGCGTCTCCATGGCCTCTCGCTGACCGAAGTAGAAGCGGAACGGAAGACCGAGACCCGGGGCCAGCTTGTCGTCCTCGAACCAGTAGTGAAAAAGTTCGCGGGTTGTGTCCGAGGCGCCGACGTATCCACCGTTGCGCCACGCCGAGACGGCTCGTCGTAAGTTCTCAATCAAGATCAGGTCACTTGGCCGTCTCCCAGAGGGGTTAACGGACCAGCCTGTCGGGTCTGACTCGTCCTTGACCAGGAACCCTGTCGGCTCCTCCCATGGCCGGCGGTCCGGCATCTCGGGCAGGTCCTTGTCGTAGCCGATGATTGACTCGGCCATGGCTAGCGGACCTCCACGTCGAAGGCCTGCGTGGTGTCGTTCCCGAAGATGTCGATCACCTTCACCAATGCGCGGTAGGTCCCAGCGCTGTCATAGGTGTGGGTGTCGGAAGTGAGCGGCAGCGTGCGGTCGTTGCGAGTGCGGTAGGCGACCCATCCCTGCATGAATGTGTCATTCTGGAAGTCCCAATCCACGGCCCAGTAGTCGATATAGTCCGACCACTTAGTGATCTTGACTCGTACATCCTCTGGAATCAGCTCGGTGCTAGGAATGATGAAGTCCTTGAGGGACACCTGCGCCGTGCGATCCTTGGTCTGACGGACATCTGCCTCCAAGTAGGCCAGTTCGAAGAAGCGCACATCACCCTTCGCAGCGGCCTGCTGCTCCATCACCTCGCGCGGGATGATGAGAGGCAGCAGCCTGACGCCCTTCTTGCTGGCGGCATCGATCATGAGGCTATACAGCCCCATTTCCCACTCCCAGCCCAGTACGTGAAGCTCACCCTGCTTCAGCTCGGCGCATTCGTCCACGGCGGCGTCGATCTCCGAGATTGTCACCGGTGCGTCCACAGCACCGATATGGATCATCGCCTTGCCCTTCTTCCCATGCAGATGCGCCATGCCAGCAAGCGGCTGTGCTCCGTAGAGCTTCAAGATGAAGGCGAGGTAGTCGTAGAGCGCCCTCTCCGTGAGTGAGTCGTCCTTCGTATCGCCGAAGGTGACACCCTGCCAGTACTGGCGCTCGTACCTCCCGAGGTTCAGCACCTCGAAAGGCCTGCAATTCTCGATGCCGAGGGCACGCTTTCGAGTGACATGGATGGCCCATCGACCCAAGTCGCAGCCGATCCATCGGCAGCCGCGCTTCTCGGCCACGGCCAGCGTCGTACCGGAACCGCAGAAGAAGTCAGCCACCAAGTCACCAGGTTCTGATGCAAGCTCAAGGACTTCCTGAATGAATCGCTCGTTCTTCTCTGTGGGGTACCCTTGCGAAGCGCTGTAGATGGGGATGCCTGACCACACTGTGTCTGCGATTCTCGTCTCGGCGGGTGCACGCCAGTACTGCGGCTTCCCCTCCTTGGGGTCCGGGCGAATGAACTCCAGCTTGCAGCCCGTGTCGCGCCAGTATTCGGCCAGAGTCCGTCCGCCACTCTCTTGTAGATAGCGCTCGTGGTTAGCGACGGCCTTCTCAGCACGTTCTTGCGACCAGACCCACTGACCCGAGGTGGGAGTGACACCCAAGAGCGAGTATCGCATTGTCGGCCGGTTGGCCGTGCTCCATGCGTGATGCCAATGCCCCTCGGGATTGCCAGCATCGTGCTTCTCGACCCAGTGAGGGCGAAAGCGAGTGGCTGACGACTTCGTACTCCAGAATAGCGAGTCATGCCGGATCTGGAGGCGGGAGATCTGATCAAACTGTTGCTGGAGGTTCTTCGTCGCCCGTCCCGGCAAAATGATCTCGTTCCGGAGATTGTCGGCGCCGAAAACGTCCTCAATCACGCATCTCACCAGGTGGCTGACTTCCGCCCCTATGTGGACGAAGATGCTTCCGTCGTCGGACAGAAGGTCGCGCATCAGCATGAGGCGCTTCTGCAGCATGTCGACAAAAGACGCCGTGCCGCTCCCCCAGGTGTCTCTGTACGCCTTCTCCTCGACTACGGACGGCTCCTTGAAGATGTGCTCGCCGGTCTCGCCCACCAACGCCGTGAACGAGAAGTCGGCGCCGGTCGCAAACGGCGGGTCGATGTAGATGAGGTCAATCTTGCCTGCGAACTTCTCCAGTAGAGACCCCATCACAAGCAGGTTGTCGCCCCAGATGAGCTTGTTGCGCCAGCCGGCCTCGAAGGTGTCACCCTCACTGCCGTCATACGCATCAAACAGGCTCATTGTCTGCGTCTTCTGGGCCTCGCGCGTGGCCCGGCTCTCGTTGACAGTCTCGATGACCTGGAACGGCAGACTCACCCGAGGAACTTCCTTGAGCGCACCGTCCTCGTCGTACTTGCCCGGCCACACGAGCTCCGTCTTCACGACCTCCACCGGCGTCATCGTCACGACCCTTCGAGTTGATTGAACGTACCGTCGCGTGAACAGAGCCCGCGCAGGTCACATTCCTTGCAGACCGACGATTCGGGCGGTTCCGCAACGCCGAACTCCGCCCGCCGAATGCGCCCAACCACATAATCGAAGTGCGAGCCTGCAGCCTCCAATGACTCGGCGGTATATGGCAGGTTCATGAGCGCGTCTTCTCGCTTAGCTTCGCCGGTCCAGTACAGGTAGAGCCTGTCGGCCCGCTTGCCGTAGCGCGCCTCGAGGATGTGGGCATAGGTGCAGAGCTGCCGCTGGTAGGCCGCCAACACCCGAGCGTCGGCGGGGGGCCGGGCCGAGCTCTTGAAATCGAGGAGTTCCAGTTTGCCGTCGCCGCCAAGTAGGAGGTCCACCTTGCCCACGAGGATGTAGTCGTCCTTCTCGACAGAGACGTCGACCTCGGTCTCAAGCACTCGGCTCATGGCGTCTTGGTTCTGGTGCACGTAGTTCAGCACCTGCCGCAGCGCTGCGCGTTTCGCGTCTCGGCCGATTGGCCGCACATCCTGCAGAGCAAGATAGCCGAACGTGGACTCGAAGAGATCGCCGATGCGCTCATCCGTCAGCTCCTTGGAGCGGCCGTCGAGCACCCACCTGTGGACCTCCTCGATGGTCTGGTGCACCAGCAGCCCAAAGAAGATGACCGCAGATCGCGACGGGGTGAAGTCGTAGTCCCGGAAGAACTGGTACTGACGCGGGCAGGTCTCATAGACCATGAGGTCGCCTGTGAAGCTATAGCTCCGCTTGGCCGGCTCACGGACTCTTGGCTCAAACGTCTGCGCTTCGAGCAACGCGCGCTCGACGTAGGGCCATTGCGGGAGTCCTCCCCAGATCGTCGCGAAGTGTCTAAGGGGCGGCTTGGATGTCGTGAGCACGAGCACCTTCTCCGCACGGGAGAAGGCTACGTAGTGCAACCGCATGCGGTCGAATTCAGTGATACGCGACTCGGGCTCAAACGGAGGCCGATGGTAGTAGGGGCCAAGTTCCCGGTCGACCTGCTTCGCCGTTCTCGCTCCCGTAGCCAAGCTCCCAACGACGACAACCGGGAACTCGAGGCCCTTGCCTTGATGAATCGTCATGACCTGCACGTAGCCGCTGGGGAACGGCTGGTCTGGATCCTCGTACTCGTTGATTCCATCTTCGACGAGGAGGCGAAGGAAGCTGTTGAAGAGCCTGAAGCGTAGTGCTTCTCGATTTCGCCCCGTGACAACCGTGAAATGGTGGTACTCCTGGAACGTGTTCAGAAGCTGCGACAGGACGGCGAGGTTGCGCGCGCGATTCTCGTCGAAGGCGTACTCGCTGAACGGCGGCATGGCGAGCAGGCGATAGAAGAAGTCAGCCGGCCGGAGGTCGAGGCTTTCGTCCGGCGCCAGCGACTCGACCATGGACGTGAGACCCTGAAGCTCTGCGGCAAGGGGGTGCGGAGGTGCGCAGGCTCCAGCAAGATCCTGCAAGCAGCCATCGGCGTATGAGGCGATGGCTTGCATGGCCGGCGCAGTGACGTCGCCACGGCCTTCGCCGTGGTATCCAAAGACGAGGGCCAAGCAGCCGATCATCAGCCGCACTTCCTCATTGTCGAAGAAGGCGCGCGCGCGTGGACAGAAGGCAGGGATGCCACGCTGGGACAGCGCGTCGATGTAGGGGCCGCTCACGGCGCGCTTCACACTGCTGAGAAGCAGTGCCACCTGATTGAAGTCGGTAATCACTCCATGCTCATGCAGGTGCGCGACAAGGTCAGCAAAGCGCGTCGCCTCATCACGAGCATTGGAGCCCCAGATGCAGAAGAGAGCAGGGTACTCGGCGTGTTGAGCATCCTCGTCGGGAGCGATTCGCTTGTCATACCTGAATCGCCGCCCGCCAGGCCCTGTCCAGTTGGCCGACGCCATCCAGGTGTCGTAGCCCTCCACTATGGTGCGGTGCGAGCGGTAGTTCGTAGTCAGCTTCAGGACCGGGCACTCGCGGAAGTGCTGAGGGAACTCGAGGATGTTGCGCACGGTCGCGCCACGGAAGCGATACAGGCTCTGGTCCTCGTCTCCGACTACGCAGATGTTCCCGCTTGAACTGGCAAGTCGCAGGAGCAGTTGCTCTTGGACGTAGTTCGTGTCCTGGTACTCGTCGACCATGACGTACTTGATTGACTCTGACACGCGCCCTCTCAGGTCGGCGTCGTCCATGAGGTCATGCACGAGCCTCTGTTGATGAGCGAAGTCCACGCGATTGAAGGCGAACAGCGCCTCCCGGTAGCGCTCGTAGGCTGCTCCCAGGGCCTCGAGGAACGTGTCGCCGGATGAGAGCAGCTTCGATACGTCGACGAGCTCCTCGGTCAGTTTGGAGAAGCGATCTCGGAGCTGGCGGATGGTCGTCCACTTGCCCTGCCATCTGCCGAAGTAGGGAGGCTGTGCCTCCTCACCCACGATGTCGCCGAAGTGGTCATAGATGAAGAGCAGCTCCGTCAGCTCGTCCAGTGTCGTGTAGCCATTCCCGAGCGGCGTGTGATGCCGATGCTCCTGCAGAAGCTGATTGCATATGGCGTGAATCGTGCCCACGCGGAGTGAACTGAGGTCGGCCGCAAAGCCGACACTCCTTGCGGCCGATGCCACTCGATCTCGCAACTCGAAGGCAGCCTTGTTGGTGAACGTGCAAAGTACGATCTCGCTCGGCTCGGCCAGCCCTTGCATCAAGATATTGAGGGTGCGCAGCACCAGGCAGAAGGACTTGCCGGAGCCGGGGCCCGCGATGATCAGCACCGGCCCGTCCGTCGCACCGATGGCGGCCTGCTGCTGCTCACTGACGTAGGGGAAAGCTTCGAGGATCGCGGGGTGGACGCTCATTTGGGGCGTGCCACTACAAGGGGGGCAGGACTGCCGCCGCGAGGGAAGGTCGACGGGTGCCTGTCCCGCGAAGACGACGAGAAGACGATCACGACTCCCCCACGCTCCCTCCACAGTCGGCATGGCAACTCGGCGATCCCTCCGAGCCCAGCCTTAACCTACCGGACTTGAGCGACGGAGGGGAGGCGCTTGAGGCCGAGCAGGGACGACCCAATGTAATCCCTCTGAGCCTTCGTCACCCTTGGGGCTGTTCTGACCGCCACTGTAGATTCGCACTCGACCGGAAGTTCTGTGCGAGCGGGCCCAGTCCCCTAAACGGTAGCCGGTCACGGAGCGCCGGAAGGGAAGCCCTCGCTGCAGCGTTGGTTCGTCTCACCGGCGCTCTGCTCTTGAGAAGATCTCGCTAGCGCTATTCACCCCTCAGCCTCCGCCCTCGCTAGCCTGCGCCACATGCACGCCCCAACGCTGCGCAGGTCCGAGGAGTCCGACGTCGCCGCCACCCCTCGGCGACGGCCCGTCTTCGCCGACGTCCCTCTCCGTCGCTACTCCACGCTCCTCGCTGCGCAGTGTCGGGTCGTGCCGACCAAGCGAGCGCGGGGCGCTGGCCTCGGCTGCCGGTACGGCCTGCACGAATGCGGCGCCGGCGCCCCGCAGCTCGCGTCCATCTGATCCAAGGAGCCAGCGTGAGCCTGACCGAAGTCATCACCCTTGTCGCCATGATCCTCGTTGCGGGCGGCGTCTCCAGTCGCCTGGTCGAGTGGATCAAGGGCGTGCACTGGAGTGCCCGCGCGAAGTGGCTCCTTGCGGTCGCACTCTCCGCCACGATCGGTCTCGCCACAGCCTGGATCGCCGGTGACGTGCTCGGCCTGCTCTCCTCCTGGGGATCGCTCACCGCCGCTCAAGTCTTCGCCCTCATTGGCGCCGTCTACGCGACTGCCAACGGTTTCTACGTGCTCTGGTTCAAGCCGCGGGCTTCTCGGGCCTAGGCATCTGTCAACGGAATCGGGTACCATGACGGCACACGAACACATGTTCGTGTCCGCTCGAGGACCCGGGGTGAACGGTGTTGGGTGCCAGCTCAGAGACGCCATGGTCGGGGCGTCATACCGGCCCAGGAGGAGTGCGTGAGCGACGATCGCCTCAGCCCCCGCCAGGCGGCCGCCTACATCGAGCGCGAGTGGTACCTCAAGGTCCATCCCGACACGGTTCGCAGGTGGGCGACCAAGGGTGGGCTCCCCGCCACACGTGACCGGCGCGGCCACGTGCTTATCGAGCCGGCGGACCTCCACGCCATCTTCGATCGCGAGCCCAGGAACGCAACGACAGAGCATGAAAGCTCATGAAGGCAATGACTGCAACGTCTGCAACAGCTAGTATGTCTCAAGTGTGTCAAGTGACGAGGCTAAGAACGATGCCTCGGCTGCCGCGACGGGAGGGTCGTGGGCGAGCACTACATGAAGGTCTCGGAGGCACGGACCTACATCTCCGAGCGCTACGGCGTCTCTTGGTCGGGCGCTTGGATCCGCAAGCTCGTGGAGCGGGGAACTCTGCGGGGTGTGCGCCCCGGCGGTGGCCAGGGCTGGCTCTACGTGTCGCGCGAGTCAATCGACGAGCGCTTCCAGAGCAGCGAGCCCTACCCCGACTCCATCTAGTCCCTCTGATCTGAGCCCGATTCCCGCCCTTGCTTTGGCATACCCGTCGAGCTAAACTGCAACTATGCACAACGATAGAGACTATGCGAACGGCGAGAGGAGGTGCCGCATCGGTTCGCACCAAGACGGGTGAATCACAACCAAGGGGATCTTCATGAGAACGAAAGAAGGGCGCCCCTCCCGCGAAGAAGTAAGCGCCCAACAGTCCGCTAGGACCAGCCGCCAAGCTACCACACCGCGCGAGCCCGCGCACCGCCCACTGATCCGACGCGACCCCTGCGACTTCTGCGACAGCGTCGGCAGAGAGAGCGAGACGGGCTTCCACTTCTGCCGCGCCAACCCCTACGGCGACTTCGAGTGCGAGGCCGCGCTCGCCTGTCAGCGTATCGAGGAGGTCGCCGCGGAGGCGGCCGAGCAGATCGCGACCATTGCCAACGCCGAGATGCGCGACGAGATCGCGGAGGGCGCCGCCGGCGGCTTCGCCAACGCCCTCTACGTACAGGGCCGCGGCGCCGAGTTCCATGACGAGGCGTTCTGCGAGCTCTGTGGCTGCGGGAAGCAGGTGGCCGCATGAGCGCCGCGACCGCCGCCCACGCCGAGTTCCTGGCCCAGCGCCGGGCCTACATCGGCGGCACCGACATAGCCGCCATCACCGGGGTCTCGCCCTGGGCGAGCCCGCTGTCCGTCTACCTCGACAAGACCGCTGCAGAGCAGGCCGAGCGCTCGGACAACCTACCGATGCGCCGCGGCCTCGCCCTCGAGCGCTTCATCGCCGACGAGTTCGAGCGCGCCTACCCGCGCACCGTCTGCTACCACCCGAGCCCGATCGTGCGCACCGACTGGGGCTTCCCCGCTGGCGCCTCAGTCGATCGCTTCGTCGCCAACGTCGACCACCCGCGTACGCCGATCGCGGTGCTCGAGTGCAAGACCGCCTTCGGCTTCCAGAGCGCGCGGCAGTGGAGCGAGGCCGACGCCGACCTCCCCGACTCCTACTACGTGCAGGTGCAGTGGTACCTCGCGGTCACCGGGCTCGACCTCGCCTACGGCGCCGCCGACACCGGCCGCGAGAAGCTGACCGTCATCCCCATCGCCGCCGACCCTGCCGTGCAGGCGCGCCTCATCGAGGCGGGCCGCGCGTTCTGGCAGGAGCACGTCGAGCGCGGCCTCCCGCCGGAGCCCTCGGGCACCGAAGCCGACGGCGAGGCCCTCGCCCGCCTTTGGCCCAACACCATCCCCGACCCGCCGGCGACCATCGAGGACGAGCTCGCCGAGCTCATCCTCTCCGACTACCTGGCGCACTCGGTGAAGGCCAAGGAGCACCAGGCGGAGGCGGAGGTGGCCAAGCAGCGCCTCCAAGCCCTGATGGGCGAGCACGAGACGGCGCTCATCGGCAGCTGGCGCCTCTCCTGGAAGCGCCAGAGCCGCACCAGCATCGATTCCAAGCGCCTGAAGGCGGAGCGCCCGGAGATCGCGGCCGAGTTCAGCCGCACCACCGAGTCCCGCGTCTTCGGCGTCCCGAAGGAGATCTCATGACCGGCCAGCAAGTGGCGACGCGCGGCGGCGAAGCAGCCGTCACCAAGGCCGGCGGGGCGCCCCAGAGCGTGCTCGCCGTGTTCGACAACTCCTCGTTCAAGCAGCAGGTCGCCGCGGCGCTCCCGCGCCACATCGGCGTCGACTCGATGATGCGCATCGCCCTCACCGAGGTGCGCATGAACCCCGACCTGCAGAAGTGCACGGTGCCCAGCTTCATGGGCGCCCTGCTCAAGGCCGCCCAGAGCGGCCTGCGGCCCGGGATGTTCGGCGAGGGCTGGATCATCCCCCGCTGGAACGGCCGCCTCGGGAGTATGGAGGCGCAGTTCCAGCCCGGCTACATGGGCCTCGCCCAGCTCGCCTACCGCTCCGGCGAGGTCGCCGAGGTGCACGCGGTCGCGGTCTACGCGGCCGACCACTTCCGCTACCAGCTCGGATCCGACCCGAAGATCGAGCACGAGCCGGATATGGAGGCCGAGCACGCAGACGAGGACATCGTCGCCTTCTACGCGGTCGTCAAGCTGACCAACGGCGGCAAGCTCCTCAAGGTGATCCGCCGCAGCGAGGTCGACGAGGTGCGCGACCGCTTCGCGCCGCGCACCAAGGCCGGCAAGCTGGTCGGCCCCTGGACGACCGACTACGAACCGATGGGCTGCAAGACCGTGCTGATCCAGGCGCTGAAACTGGCGCCCAAGGACTCCGAGCGCCTGGTCGCCGCCCTGCAGGCCGAGTCGGACGCCATCTTCGGCGACCGCGTCGCCGCCGGCGTCGTCGATGCCAAGCCCGGAGTGGCCGAGCGCGTCGCAAGCCGCATCGGTGCCCAGGAGCCCGAAGAGCCGGCCGAGGTCATCGAGGCCGAGGCCACCGAGGAGCCGCCCGCCGCCGACTACGAGCCCGACCTCGGGCCCGACGAGGAGCCGCCCGGGCACGGGCCGTCGGGAGTCACGCCTATCCGCCCGCCCGCCGCGACCAAGCAGCAGCTCGCGCAGATCGCCCGGCTGCGCAAGTCGACCGGCATCTACGACGCCGAGTTCGCTGCGGTCCTCGACTCCTACGGCGCCGGCGACGTCGCCGACCTGACGCACGAGTCGGCGACCTACGTGATCGAGGCCATGGACGAGAGGGGGGCGCCATGAGCGCCCCTCTCCCCACCACGACCGTGCGCCTGGAGGCGCGTCTCTCCGATCCGGTGACCAAGCACGAGGCCGCCGCGCTCCTCGGCATCTCGATCGGCTCGGTCTACCAGTCTTGCCGCGAGTTCGACGCGGCGCGCCTCCTCGGCGACGTCGAGGCGATGCGCAGGCACATCCCCTGCATCCACCGCGGCGGCGTGCCGCAGCCGAACGGCACCGTGAAGGGCGGGAGGTACATCGTCCCGCGCGACGCCTTCATCCGCTGGTACGCCTCCGCCGGCCTCGACGACGGTCTGCTCACGCAGCTCTACGGGGGTGACGCCGCATGAGCGACCAGCTCACCTTCATCGGCGTCGACCCCTTGGCCGACGCCGTCGACTGGAAGCGCCGCCACCCCGAGGCCTACCGCGCGCTCGTGCTCTGGGCCAAAGAGGATGTCGCAAACGGCGTGCGGCCCTCCATGGACGCCTACGGCCACCTGCTCCGCCGACCTCACATGGCGGCCAAGCTCGGCCTCACCCGCCGCACCGGTGAGCCGGTGCTGTTCAACGACCATCTGACCAGCTCGCTCGCGCGCCTCCTGCGCCGCGAGCACGGCATTCCGTTCGTCACCCGCGCCGCGCGCTACGACTCCTGGAGCGTGGCCTCGTGAGCGACGACACCACCCCGATCTACTTCCGCGTCTCGCCCGCCATCTGGCGGGCGCGGACGTGGACCGACGACATGCGCCTCCTGGCGTGCTACCTGCTGACCAGCCCGCACCGCACCCTAGAGGGGCTCTTCATCCTCCCGCAGGGCTACATCTGCGCCGACCTCAAATGGTCTGCGGAACGGCTGGCGGAACCGTTCGCGGGACTCATCGCCGACGGCTTCATCGCCTTCGACGAGGCCGCCGAGGTGTGCCTCATCGTCAAGGCGATGAAGTACCAGCGGCCGGAGAACCCGAACATGGACAAAGCCGCGATCCGCCGGCTCGTGACCGTTCCCGCATCTTCGCTCGATACCGTCTTCCTCGCCTCGGCGCAGCAGTATGCACCACGCTTGGCGGAACGGCTCGCCGAACGGCTCCCGGAACGGTTCGGCAAATCTCAGCTCTGCTCTAGCTCTACTCAGCTCAACCCGGCTCTTAGCGCGCCCGCGCTCGAGGAGCCTGTGGATAACTCGCCTGCCCCGAAGCTCGAAGATCAAGAGCGGGGTCGGTCTATCGACCAACAAGAGCATGAGGAGCCCGAGCGCTCCGAGGATCCGCCGGCGCGGCCTGACGACACGGACACCTGCGACGGGCAGAGCTGCGCCATCCGCGAGTTCCCGGCCTCGGCGTTCGGCCCGCTGCGCCGAGCGATCGCCAGGAGCAAGCACCCCGAGCAGTGGCGGGAGGTCGGCACGAACGGAACGCTCGACGCCCTGCTCGCCGAGTACTCCGGGCACATCTGCTCCGCCTGTCAGGCGGGCCTCGGAGAGTACCAGCGGCCGCAGCTCGATGAGCTCTGCGAACGAGCCCTGGTAGCGTCGCTCGAGGGCCTCAAGGGTGCCGAGGACGTCGGCGCCGTGCTGCGAAGCCGCTTGCACCGCTATGGGCTCGCCGAGCTCGTCGGCGACCGCACCTTCGAGGAGCTGCGGCGCGCCAAGCGCGTAAAGCGTCGGCGAGGCTCGCCCAAGCAGATTGGCGAGTGTCTGCCGCCCTCGTTCGCGCAGCCTCAAGCCGCTGCGAAGAGCTGCGAACCAGCGTCAATCGCAGGCTAGACGAGAAGAGCCCCGGCGCCGCGTGAACGGCCCGGGGCGTGACGATCGCCTACGAGGAGGCAATCGCGATGAAGGACCGTATCAGCCGGCTCGGCCGGACAAGTGTGAACTGGGGCGCCGCCGCTGGCCCAAGCGGCCGCGGCCGGCGCTCCTGCTTCTGGAGAGAGTATGCCAACGATGAATCAGCATTCGGCCCGTAGTGGCCTTGGCGATGCCCCAGTAGGCCAGCGGGCTGTCTGCCCCCGCTGTGGCTCCTACCTTCGCGCCAGCCATGCGCCGGATTCCAGAAACCCCCACGGCCTCTGCGATCCCTGTCTGGCCCTTGTCGATTCGTGCGCGCCGTATATCGAAGGCGCTCACGAGCCGGCGCCTCCTGATGTGAACCTGGTCGAGCTCGTCGCCGGCCTGGCGCTCACGCACGATGCGCTGCACCCCGGCGAGCCACTGTACGTGCGCGAGGCGCTTGCCGCCCACGGTGTTGATGCGGACCACGTGAAGGTCTGGCAGACGGTCGGCAAGCTGCGGCGCCGGCATGGACTGGTCATGACGGGCGCACCGCGCGAGCCAGGCTACCGAGTCGAGGACTGGAAGTGGGAGGCGAGGAGGGTGAGAAGCTCGGTGCGGCAGTGA